AATATCTTATTCTGCTATCTTTTTCTAATCCTTACTTCTCATAATATTTCTAGAAACTTAAAACTTGTCAAAATACACAAATTTTATAGATTGTTTGATGACAAATAAATGTTTGATGACAATAAATTATAAAATATATAAAATTTGGGAATTGGGTTGACGACAACAAAAGTTAAGTTAATTTTGAATTTCATAAATTTTTAAATTTTAAATTAATTATGGGCAAGCACCATGGACGAGCTACATGAACAAGCTACATGCACGAGCTACATGCACGAGCTACATCAACAAATAGTAATTGCAAAGTAAACTCTTCCTCCTCTTCCCAAATCTTAATCATGTTTTGGTTTATTGTTTGTGCGATTTGCGTGAAAAAAAATAAGACAGAGAAAAACATAACTATTTATGATCCTGTGTATCTAGGTTTTGAAGATTATTTTGTCTTTACAAGGGCTTAACATGAAAATATTGGATTTTCCTTCTATGGATACATAGTTGGAGGTTTATTAACACAGTTTATAATTGCCCTGCGAAGCCCTGATATTGATCATTTTGTGTCCCATTCCATGATTATAATAGATAAACGCCTACTTTATCCATGAATAATAATCTTGTAAGCAAGGAAACAAAATATAATAAATATTTTTTTTAAATCCTTTTGTTTGCAGTACCAGAAGAGTTAAGGTTGATTTTGCACAATAAACTTTTTAGTCTATGTCTACATTTTCCAATTAATTATAATCGTTTGTTTAGTATATTTGCATCATCTGTAGTTAAAATTAAAGCTTTTTCAGTATTACATAAATTACAAAATTTTGAAACAGGATTGTAAGAACTGGCTATGGCTACAACTGACCACTTACGGTCAAAGTTCTTAACTCTTTCTTTTAGCCACCAGATGTGCTTGGAGAGGCTAGATTGGTCTTTCTTGGACCCTTGGTTGAAAGACTGCTTGTGGTTATAGAACCTGGCTTTGGATGTGTGGAGCCATAATATGTTGATGTAATATTATTCTCACTTCTTGTTACTTTTGCCTTATATACAAGGTCTTTTTCTAGGCATTTCCCACCCATTGAGCAGGTTATTGGCCCTTCTTTACAATTATACTCTTTGATCTGGTTGCCAGTATTGGCATTAGCCTTATTCATGTTGACATACTTCAGAATTTTCTTGTTGTGACCCGAAATAATGGTTTGAATATTTGGGAGACAAGAAAAAGACAACTTTACATTTTTCTTGTTGAAATTTTTAAAACAGCTTGGCAATAATGCATAGAGACATCACTATGACAAGGTGTACATAACATTATTTTATGAGGGGACTGACCTCCAATATTTATTTCAGTGTAGTTTTGTGCAGAGTCTACTTTGTTTTTTTTAATTGTTTGATAGGTATCATTATTAGGGGTAACTGTTTTATCATCGTTAAACCAAATAGGTTCGTTAGGCTTTTGCATTTATAGCTCCTTGTAAAAATCTAGTCCATGAAGAAGCTTGTTTGCCCCATCCATAGTACTGATGTGTGTATTGAGATTGTGAAATTAAATGGTTGTGTATTACAGATTCATGTAGACTTGCTGCAGCAGCTTCTATACCGTAAGCAAATTTTTCAGCTAAATTTCTATAGTTACTACTGTACGGAATATACATAGGGAACTCTGCGCCTGTCTCAAATAGAGCTCCATAATTTGTAGTAATACAATATAAACCCGCAGCCATAGATTCTAATAAAGATATACAAGAAGTCTCTTCAAAGATGCTTGGGTAAACATACATATTATAATCTTTAAGATGTTCTTTAATATAAGAGTTTGGTTTGTAGCCAATGTAATTTACATTTGGCAATTTTTTTGCTTGTTCATATAAAGTTGTGTAATCTTGATCATTATTTTTATGAAAATTCTTTCCATATATCTCTGTTGAAGAATAAACATCTAAAGTAATCAAAGGGTTTTTAACCTTTGCATGGCACCTAGTAGAACACTTAGTCCTCTCCAGGGTGTGTTCTGATGAATTATTCGTATGGGTTTACCTTGTTGATAGGGTTCTGCTTTTCTATTTTATCTATTCCATTCTTAATAACTACACATTGTTCCTCTGGAATATTAAACATCATTCTAAATTTTTCATAGTTCCAATGTGAATTAAATACATACCAATCATACTTACTATGGTTAGATTTATCTTGAAACCAGGGAGCTATGTTAGGTTGATCATAAGAGTTTTTTTGCCAAAGGATATTTAACTTAGTAGGGTGTAAAAGTATTTTTTCAGGAACAGAAGTAGTGATCTGTACTTGATCTAATAACTCCTTATTGACTATATTTTTCTAAATACTCTAGCTGTATTTCAGTCCCGCCTTTAGGGTTTTGATTTATCATTTTGCATAACTTTCTGAAGTATATTTAATCCTTTTGGGGAAACTTGAACTGTTATATCTTGAACAATATCAGGTCCTTCTACTTTCTCAGTAAACGTTTCACCCGTTTTAGTATTTCTAAAAGTGATGACAGTTGTACAATTTATTGTCGGTATATCTTTATCCATTTTCATTCTCTCTGTTTATAAGCGCATAACTAATAATACCTGTTATTTCATTAGCGGTGCCTGCTTGCATTTTTATAACATCTCCTGCTTCTAAATTCAAGGTATTTGTTAGCATGTTGACAGTATTTTTATTTAAAGTTTCATGGCCAATTTGAACATCACTTCCAGAAACTTCTTTAACAAAAAGATCCGTATTTACATCACTTGCAGTATCATGAACTGCTTGAACCGTTTTTACAATAGCAATAGCAGAGGTAGAAATAGTTAATACTGTAGTTAAGTTAGTAGTAGTTAAATCAAAAGTTTGGTTTCTGTAAAATATACTCATTAGGATAAGAAATAGTTAAAGGTGTCCTGTTCATTTTTTATATCTTGTTGGAAAGAAAAATTAAGTTGTTGTTTCATAGTTGTCACAGACTCTATAATTTGTCTTTGATTTTCTACGTCGTATTCTTGTTTAGGCTCAGGTATATAATTACTTAATTTAGCCATTATCTTCTCCCATCTGGTTGTGCATCAAGTCTAAAACTACCATAACGCCAAGTTTCACCTGCAGCATCATTTTCTATTCTAATAGATAATAATCTTCCTCTCGCTCTAGTATCTACTTTATCAGTGGTGTTGGTTATTGTAAAGGGACCTAAAGGAGAACTTGTTTGTGTGTCTGAAGGAAAATCAGATATAAATAAAGTGACTTTAGAATTACCTACTAAAAATTTATAGTCAGGCATAAATCTTCTCATTGACATAAACAGTTCCCCATCTTCAATATCAAAATCTCCTGATCTAATAAATGCATCAATAGAAGTTGTACCCGAACTATTAACTTGATCTGTCCCTGTTTCGTGAGCATAGTACAAAGAAGCTCCATAAGTATTTGTAATCCCAGAAATCTCTGAGAATACTGGAGTCGTTGTTGCGTTGTATTCTGTTGCATAAGGTAAATTAAATACACCTTGATCTTGATAGGTGGTTCTAGCTAATGAACTTGTAGTCCATACGTTTTCACCAAAATTATAAGTTACACATCTATCAATTTGTTCCGATCCTGACTTAGGATAAAACCAATTAATTTCTGTGTATAAACTATTTGGAGCTGAATAAATGGTATCTGCTGAATTATAGTTGATACCCAAGTTTCCATTATTTGTAGTAAATACAAAATACTTCAACCAGACAAGGTAAAGATTTAACCGTACCATCGTACATAAAAAATCCTCCTTCACCTGACATCCAATACACTGCTCCATTAACATAAGAAGCCGCGTGTTGAGCTATACACCCACAATTTGTTCCTACTTGTCTTACTGAGAAAGTAAAAGGTGGACCAACAAATTGAATAATATAAGCAGCTAAATCAGTTAATACAAAAAACATAATCCTTACCTTGAAGAGCTGCCGTAATTTTATTGCCTGTATCCAACCTAAAAGTTCCTGCTGTATTGATAGCGGTAGGAGCGTATTCATTTAAATTTTCTTGGTCCGAGAACCTTACAAACATAGGATCTTGAGTACTGGCATCACCAATAGTCGTTTCTGTTCCAAAATGAAATAAATGTCTATCTCTATCTGAAACGAGAGTAAAATCGAGTTGCTGTGGGATTATTGGTAGTTTCAAATCCGCTAGTTGCTGTTGATGCCCTGACTGTTCTAGGATTAGTTGCTCCCGCATTCCATGTAAATGTTTTGCCGTTAAAAATAGTTGCAACAAGAACTTCACCAAAATTATCTAAAGACCAATTACCTGGATCTAAAACTACATTAACTAGTTCCTCTTTCTGTGCCCCATGTTGAATTTCCATATAGATAAC